TGATAATGTAGTATTAATAGAATTACAACAGGGGTTATTACCACCTGGTATTGAAATTTCTACGTCAGGATTAATTCAAGGTTATCCACAACCACCTACAACACTAGTTACATTACCTCTAGTAACTACAGCTAGTTCAAAAACAGAAGCATCCACTTCATTAATTTATTGCGTAACAGTTAATGGTATGACTATTGGAAGACCAATAACATTTACCAATGTCATTGGTAGTATAAATTCAGGACAAACTTATTATATAAAAACTATTGATGCGCTGACTAACACATTAACTATATCTACCACTCAAAACGGAAGTACTTTTCCATTAAGTAATGATGTTGGAGATATGGACGTTACATTACCTGCAGTTTCAACCGGTCAACCTACAATTAGAACTTATAATTTCGTGTTGTCACTAATAAGTGCTTTGGGTAATGCAACTTCTTCTTATTCAATTACAGTTATAAATCAAAATACACCTGTAATTCAAGGAGGCCCTGGAAACCCAGCTAATACAAGACAGCCTACTTTATTAAATACTAGACCATTAACTATTACAGTAAATGACAGTGATCCATATTATGGTTATTATTTATTACCACCAGTGGCAACTTCAACAAATGCTCAACTCGGTACATTTTTAAGTGATAATTATTTTGCATTTAAGTTGATTGGATATGATTTTGATGGTAGTGGTATTACTTATTATGTTTCAGGCTTACCTCAGGGAATAACATATGATTCTACTACAGGTTGGATAACAGGAACTCCTATAATATCCTCACCGGGTATTAATAACTATAGTTTTACTGCACAAGTAGTAAAAGCAGGTGATAATGGAATAGCGTCTCCAGTGTTTAATTTTGCATTTAATTTAAGTTTGGATATTAACGGCAATATAACTTGGGTTACTCCGCAAGATTTGGGCACGATATATAATGAAACTCTTAGTATATTAAAAGTCGTTGCAATTTCGGATACCCCATTGGAGTATAGATTAACTTCGGGAAGTTTACCTCCTAATTTAACACTATTGCCAAATGGTGAAATAACAGGTATTGTAGCCAGTCAACCAACAGAAACCTTATTAACTGTTGGCGAAGAAACCTCATTTACATTTACGATTCAAGCATATTCACCAAACTTTGGAATAGTGCAGTCTAGTAAAACATTTACGGTAAATGTATATCAAGAATACGGACAACCTACTGATATATTATATATTCAAGCGGCACCTAGTATTAACGATAGAAATATACTACAAACATTATTAGATAGCGAAGCATTAATACCCACTAGCCTATTATACAGACCAGATGATACTAATTTTGGAAAAGCAACCAGTGTTATATACGAACATGCATATGGTATATTTGCAAGCAATATACAAGAATATATAGCAGCAGTCACACAAAATCATTACTGGAGAAATATCACTTTGGGTGAACTAAAAACCGCGGTTGCCAGAGATAATGATAACAATATAATTTATGAAGTAGTATACAGTGAAGTAATTGATAACTTAGTCAACCCACAGGGTGTTAGTGTTCCTAGTAGTATATATTGGCCAATTCCAATTGATTTGGGATTGGGACCTTGGTATACCAGTGTAACTGATATATTTACTAGCTATGTTGAATTGTTGAATCAACAATACTATACTAGCTTGACGCCCGGATATGCTAGAACACTATACCCTAATAGTTTATTTAACATGCGGAATAGAGTAGCTGATGTACTGGGACAAGTATTAAACAGTACATTGTTGCCAGTATGGATGACTAGTCAACAATTAAATGGTAGTACATTGGGATATACTCAAGCATGGGTAATATGCTACACGAAACCAGGACAAGCTGAAACCATTAAAACAAACATAGAAACTAACTGGCCATATACACTTAATCAGATTAATTTCAATATAGATAGATTTACTGTGAATAAGAGTACTACTTATAACTGGGAAAATAATCTAAACCCACCTGCATGGTCGGGATTACCTAGTGCCACTCCAGTTCCGAACCCAATCAATAGTCAGGATTTCTTTGTATTATTTCCTCGTGAAACTATTTTACCAGATGAAACACAATACTAAATATATATAACGGAATAAAACAATGAGTACAATCAACACAAATCCAATTAATGTAAATTATCCTGTCCCGGGTGTTAATAACAACAGTCAAGGGTTTAGAGATAACTTTGCGTCTATTGTAACTAATCTTAATGCAGCCGGTGCAGAAATAACTGACCTACAAAATAAAGTAGTAGTTAAGCAGGCCTTAATAGGTACAACTATCAATAATGATATGGCTAACACGCTTATCAGTAATGCTAGCACACGTAGCTTTAGAGCAACCACTTATAATTTAGGCAACGCAATAGTCGGAACAGTATTAGTCAATGTATCGTTAGGTGATGTTCAGTACGGTACAATAGCAGGTAATACTACAGTTAATTTTGGTAGTTGGGCACCGGCTGGAACACAAAGTAATGTTCAGTTAAATCTTGCTATATCTAATAATCTTTCTACTATTTCTTTTCCGTCAGGGGTAACATTGTCTCCTAATACAGGAGCAACTACACTTGAAAACTATTCAAATATATCCGGCAATCTAGCAGTAACTGTACCAAATGGTGTAAGTCAACTTAATTACTTAGTAAGCACTACTGATTGCGGTAATACACTATATATTACTCCAATCAATAGACCAAGAATCTCAACTGCTATACAACAACGTAGTCCTATTCCAACTGGATTTCAAGGCGATGTAGCCGGTGATGTTGCAGTAGATGCAAATTATATCTATATTTGTTCGGCTTCATATGATGCGACTACTGTAACTAAAACCGGTATTACGCAGACTTATGCATCGGGTAACATAATTACTTTACCCAATGATACAAGTTTAGTAGTAAATGCACCGATTATATTTTCTGGTAATGTTTCAACTAGCGGAATAGTTGCAAATACACCTTATTATATCAAAACTATCAGTAGTCCTAATATAACCATATCAGCAACTGGATTTGACGGCACAGCCGGGAATACGTTTACTATTAGTAATTCTTCAACTAGCAATATGCAGGCTACTAGTTATAACGGTTCTACTATTTGGAAACGTATTGATTTAGCGGCTTCATCCGGTAATGATACTGTAATCAGTAACTTAACCGTTACCAATGAGGCTACTATTGGCGGTTTATTAGCTGTCAGTTCTAATGATAGTATAACTGCTGCCGGTACCGTACAAGCAAATGCAACAGTACTAACAAATAATATTAATATAGTATCTACTGCTAATGTGAATTCTGGTGTGATATTACCAATCGCAGTGGCCGGTTATAGAATAATTATAAGAAATAATTCTGCTAATACATTGAATGTTTATCCAAATACAGGTGCTAATATAAATTCTGGATCAATTAATATTCCCGTAACATTAACTTCTGCGGCTGCTGTGGAATATTTCTGCTCTACTAGTGCAGCAAGTAATGTGGGTGGAATTTGGTATACCCTAAATTCTACTTTTGCATAAATTTATTACCGCTTATTTTAACCGATAAATATCTGAATGGAACATCCATTCTTAGATAGAAAAGCACTGTCTGAAAAGACACTAGAAGAAATTCAAACCGCTCTAACCGGGTTGATGAATAAACTTACCTTTGCTCATCGTACTGGTAATAGACCGCTAATCAATCAACTTGAAATGGTGGTTGAAAGTTATCGTAATGAAGCAAGTAAAAAACTTGATGAGGTTATGAAAAAACAAAATCTTCAAAATCAAGTCTCAATACAAAAAGAGGGCGAAATTGGCAACAAGAATTGAACGTGAATTTGCATTCCAAGCTGGAGTATATTTTGAAGGTGAATTCTTAATGACCATCTACGAACTTTCATTAAGTATGGAAGTTGATACAGACTCTATTAAAGAACAAAATATAGCAATGGACAGGATACATTATTTCTTACATGAATGTTTAGGTAATAGTATTTTTGTACAAGATGCAGAAAAGAAAGTTATAGAAAAGTATCTACACGCTGATATCAAAGTTTGTACACTACCTGAAGAGCCATATGATCAGATTATAACCATTCTTCTTTTATTGAAACTAAACGCAATAACAGAAGGTAAATTACATATAACCGATATAAGTCTTATGTCTGGGTTAAGTGATGATGTTAAATTTATTTATGATGTAGAAACGGTCGCTAATCACCCTTTTGGTAACAAAGGATGGTGGGCCTGCGCTTCAACTTCTATATCTGATATCTCTAAATCTAATAAAAAAGATAAAATAGTTAGATTGATAAAACACTATAATGATTGGGCTGGTGTTGGTTTGGATTGGGAACAAAAAGAACATATCACCACTGAAATTATTTTCAACAATGACCCAGACAAACAACCATAACTGTTGACTTATCTACTAGTCTATGTTAAAATTCATAGATGAGAACCGACAAATACGATCAAATAATCCTCGCAGAAAATGACCTGTGTGATTTGTATATGCGTGATCACACCCGCACCATAAAAGATTGTTTAGTAGACGAAAAAATAACTCTAGGTAATATATTTCCATCAGATGAAAACTTACCCGTTCTAATAGAGTATGTGGAATCTACTTTATCGGTAAAAGATTTTGATTATCAAAATCAATCACAATGGCAAATGCCCAAAGAATACTATGAAATAGATATTGCTAAATGGGTATTAGATCAATGTAAAAACCAAGAAGAACTACAACGAGCAGGGGATGAATTATTAAAATTCCAAGATAGGAATATGTTCCCATTACTACAATACTTAAAATATCTTGTAGATACTATGCGTAAAAATAACATAGTTTGGGGAGTGGGTAGAGGAAGTAGTGTAGCTAGTTTTGTATTGTTTTTGATAGGGATTCACCGAATCAACTCATTGTATTATCAATTATCAATAGATGAATTTCTAAAATGATCCATTGTAATACCGAGCAAAAATTAAGTCATGCTAAAAGAAGATTAAATATTATTAACTAAAAGGAGATAAAATGGCCACATATAGATCCGCAATGGGGAAGACTGTTGACATGTCAGCTATTGTAGCAAAAAATGAAAAAGT